CACTTTGGTGATGTAGCGATCAAGAGCCTCACCCTTGGAAATGATGGCCAGAGTTTTGGCGTTATCGGGCACTCGACCGTAACTGGCCGTGCGGGCGTTCTTGTGGAGTTCAGGGCGGATGGCTCCGATGGGAATGCCGGCCTTGGCGCTGAGCTTGCGCAGGATGCGTCGAGCTTTTTCCGGCTCGCCGTTTTTATTCGCCCGCCAGTATTCACGAGCCAGTTCAGGATCAGCGGCCTCCATTTGCTTGAAGGCCGTGCCGAGGTTGTCAGCGCGTTTAAAAATGCGGTTGATGTCCGCCTTGATGCGCGCCGCGAGCTTCTTAAAAGGTTTGTCAGTTAGGCCAAACGGCAGCGTGATCCGGGCACTCTCCACGGCAAGCGTGCGGACCTCCTGGATGAGCAGCTTGTCCATGGGGCGCTGCACTTCTTTGGGGAAGAGGGCGATCTGCTTTTTCAGCGGGTCGAGTCCCGTGACTTTGCCAGTGACGCGCATGTTACGGATCGGCGGGTGTGATCTCCAGGGTAACGATGGCGTGAATGAGTTGGCCGCTGTGCGGGATGTCGGGGATGGATGAACGCAGCACCTTGGCGTGGAAGCGCACGTCATCGACCTCACCGCCCAGCACGAGTTCACTGGAGAGCATAGGCTCGGAGATCAAAGCCAGCGTTGGCTGACCCTGGTAGAAAATAACTTTGCCGAACTCCGTGAGGATTTGAGCGAAGTCGGCAGCGATCTCATCGTGGATGGACATCACCTCGCCTGCATGTCAAAGTTTGCGTCTTATGGCCAATCGACCTAGCCGCGAAATCCCTCGTCCCCAACCTTCCGCTGATTTCTTACATGCACGCAATGTTGCTGGTGTAACCCTTCAGCATCAGTTTTCCAAGCACGCAGGAAAGCTTCCTGAGTCTCGCGATTTTCGCTGGATAAAATCCGACCTGACATGGCCATCCTTCGACCATCTAACCTTCGCATACGGCAACCAAATCTTTTCTGTTCTGGTTGAGGTCATTGATAATGAAGAGTCTCTGCTCTCAGAACAGGAGTGCCAGCGATGCTTCGATGCATGCGTGAAGAACAATCTCATCCCATGTGTTTTCCGGGTGTCATTAAGAGACATGGAGCCGTTACTTGAAGGCTGGAACCTACTGGCTTTGGAAACAAGTCTTCCGATTGCACCGCAGGAGCTTGTTACCGACGAGCGGATCGAGATGTCCGAATGGGAACTGCGGAACATGGCTATTCAAATTGTCCGCGACAATGTCGCTCAAAATGGCGGCAAGGTTCTCTCCTTCACTGATGTGCTCGGCATTGATCCTCAGGTGTGGTTTGAAGACAACGCTGGATCACGGGCGTGGATCATCATCCGACATTACCCGATTCTGTCTGGAGAGGAGGGGAATGAGTTTGTTGGTATTGAACGTCAACACCGACAACTTGCCCCCTTTGAAGGCTATTTTGCCGCCGTATCAATGGCATCGTCAGAACCTGTCTTGTATGACCGTAATGGCGGCGTCATTCCACTTTCTCGGAGATTTGATGGCACAGCGCCGCTGTATCGTGGTGATCAGTTTTACATCAAGTTTGATCGTCTGCTGAACATTCACGCTCCATAGCCTCGCAAAACGAAACAACCCTCCCCGCACAAGGCGAAGAGGGCTGCACCCGAACCCGAGGCCCACGCCCCGAGAATTTTAAAACACCAGCGCCATGGCGAGTGATTTGGCGGTGTTGTCACCGCCATCAGCTTCCACATCGACCTTGGCCCGAATGTATTGCCGCACATCGGATGGCAGGCGCACTTTGCGGGTGATAGTCGAGGCCCCTGCCCCGCCAGCACCGGTGACTTCAAGTGAAGCCAAGGCGGCAATGCTGGCAAACGTGGTGCCGTCTTCCGAGTCCTCCAACGTGACCGTGGCCTTCTTGGTGTCAGCCAGGGAAGGCAGCGCGGGGAGCTCGAGTTCCACCTCGAAGTGGCACTCGTGAGGCGGCTTCTGGAGGATGTTGAAGGCATCAGTTGTTGCCGTGGCAGCAGCGGCAGGAAGAGCCACCGTGCGGATGAGTTCAGCGTCTTTGAGTGCGTGCATATTGATGATGAGTGATGTGAGTTGCTTTGATCACGCCTCGTCGTTGGCGATGGACGCGGTGCGGATGATCGGGATGCCTTCCCACTCGGTGGGCAGTGGCGCGGGCGTGCCGTTGGCGGTGGTGGCCGTGCGGCTGTTGCGCAACTGTTCGCGGGAGCGCCCGTTCATGAGGATGTGCGTCGGCTCGAAACCGAAGTCGGTGAACTTCTCGTAGGCCGAGTAGAGCAGCGAGTCGTTGAGGCTCTTCTTGCCGTTACCGGACTCTTCCACGTTCTTGATGCGCACCGCACAGTTGCGGTTGGCCAGGCGCATCCCGATACGGCCTGTCATCCAGTTGGTGTAGGCCTTGTAGGGATTGCCTTCGGCATCATAGACTGTTTCCAGATCCCAGGTGTCCTGGAGGCGGATGGACTGTGCGTTGCCGAACAGGAACTCGACACACTCGCGGCCCAGGCGCAGGAACCAGACCGAGGATTTGGAAGCCGCACCACCGGCATCCACCAGGTGCGCGGCATCGGCTTTGATCTGCGCAAGCAGACCGGGGAAGCCTTTGCTGTCGTTGCCAGTGCCATAATAAAACTGCGAGCCGATGTATTGCATGGCCGCTTCGATCACACCTGAGGCATGGTTTTCGAGCAAGCGTCCAGGATCGCGGGCACCGTCCACAATCTGCGCATCCACAGCGATCTGGTGGTCAAGGATGTGCGTTTGGAAGGTGCGCGTTTCGTAGCTGGACTTGCTGCGAGGCACGCCCTCGTTGGCGTTGCGGAAGCGCACGGATGGGAGGCCGGTGCGGACGGTCAATTCCATCGTGGTGCCGGTCATGGTGTCGGCGGGCACGACGGTGAGTTCGGGAGCCATTTTCACGGCTTCCTCAATGAGCGGGTAGCCGATACCGGCGTCCAGCTTGGCGATGTCGAGAAGAGTTGGGACAGACATGGAGGTCTAGGAGTTGAGGGTGTGTGATTGGGATGGATCAGGCTTTGGTGAACTGGCGGTTCCACTGCTCAGCGGCAGTGGCGGGTTTGGTGTCACCAGCGGGAGTGATCTTGGCAGGCACCTGCGTGCCCATTTCAGCGGCGATCTGTGCGGCCTTGATGGCGGCACGTTTTTCGAGATCCTGCTCGCGAGATTGAAGGTCGCGCACCTGGACATCGAGTTCGTCAGTGCGCTTGGTGAAGCGCTCCACATCACCCTGAACAGCGATGAGCTGACCTTTGAGTGTGTCACGTTCCGTGCAGACCTGCTGCAAGGCAGTCTGATGAGCCTGCTCCTTCGCAGCCAAGCTGGCTTTAAAGGTTTCGACTTGAGCGGAGGCGTCAGTCATCAAGCCCTCGCGGGCTTTGGCGTCGGCTTCCAAGTTTTGAATGCGCGCGAGCGCTTCGCTGAGTTGTTCTTCGGCAGTTTTCATCGGAGTGGATGTCCGGGATGGCGTGTCAACTCGGGCCGTGTGCATCGAGCGCAGCCGGGCGATCACCTCGTCGCGGCTCTTGACCATGCCGGCCAGGTTGAGGCGTTGGGCGTTGCGTGCGCTGAAGCTTTGGCCCTCCATCGCGGCGTCCGGAATCTTGCGTCCCCGTGCCAGCACAGCGGCTTTGAAGTCAGTGGCGATTTCCTCAATGTCGGATTGAATCAGCGCACGCTGTTCTTCGCTGAGTGGCACGCCTGGTGTCGCCATGCCCTTGAACTTTCCAGCGGCAAACACTTCCACCTTCAAGCCTTCGCTGCGGAACTTCTCGGTGCTGTCGATGAACGGCAGCATCACCCCGATGGAACCAACGCGTGCGCTTGGCGTGGCATAGATGGCATCACACTGCGAGGCGATCCAGTAGGCCGCGCTGCACATCTGCCCGGCGCTAAACGCATAGGTGGTCTTGAGCTTTGCGGCATCGGCCACGGCTTGAGCCAGTTCGGGCGTGCCATTCACCGTTCCACCAGGCGAGTTGATGTCCAACAGAACGGACTTCACATCATCGCGGGCAACAGCCTCAGCAATCGCGGCGGTCACTAGGTCCATGTCCGTCGCGCCAAAGAGCAGCGAGGAGATCAGGTCCGGCTGGCGCATGAGCGGCCCATGCAGATCAATGATGCCAACACCATCGACCACGGAGAGCAACGCGTTGCGTGTGGGCTCAGGCAGTTGAATGCGGGCATCAAAGAACGCAGCAGCCTGGGCCACTATGCCTTGCATGGCATCGGTAGTGATCAGCCAGGGCTGGCGGGAGAGAAGAGAATCGAGCGCGGTCACGCTCCGGCGGGAGTGTCAACGCTGTCCGACTTCGGAAAAACGACGGGAGTAACAATCGACGAGTCCAAACAGAGTCAGCACCATTCCCTGCGCCAGAGGCGAATCGACCAGCTTGGTCTGCCCTATCATTATCCAGCAGCCAGCCCACAAGAACGGCTCACCGGAGGCCTGCACGGATTCAAACCAGATCTGGTGCAACCGTGCTTCATAGGCCGGATCATCACTCGATGTCGCCTGGAAAAAATGCCAGCCGCGTTTCACTCCGGCGGCCAACTCGACTTCTTCAATCGGTCTCGCACCGTCCGGCGCAACCGCGTGTGCGAGATGCTGCAGCACGGAGAGGAAACTGAGCAGCCCGACTGTCTGTTCGTGCGTCGCGCCATCGCGGGAAAATGACAGGAGTTCCAAAAAAGCGAACCGCTGTTCAACGGCTAGTTCGTCACATCGCGCGAGCCATTGCTTGTCGGTCAGGCTATTCTGCCAGCTTTCCGCCTTGGCGTATTGTTGTAGTGTGATCAGCGGCACGCGCACCGCTATGACACAGGCGGCGTACTTGCAAGTTCCTGTGCCATGCCTCCACTCGGCTTCCACAGCATATCTAGAGGCACACCGTACTTGGTGGCCGTTTCGATAATCATCTTCGCATCGCGGGCGCGGCGCTCCAACTCTTCACCGAAGTCTGCGCCCAGCTCCTCGTAGTGATCGCTGATGGTCTTGAGACCCATCTCCACATCCGAGCGGTTTTGCTGCGCTTCACGGCCTGCATCGACACTGAGCTTGCGAGGGCATACACAACTGATTTTCCACCATCCCTGGACGGCGGACAGTTCGCCACGATCAATGGCATCACCGATCACGTAGAACCACACCGGCTTGATGAAGCGCTGGATGAGGATCATCTGCCGATACGAAAAACGACGATCCGCTTTGGCCACCACCAGGCGCACGCCTGCACCGCCCACTTTGGATGAATCCGCCGCGAATTCATAGGGTAGCACGCCGAGCGCGGCATCCCGGCGAAGATGTTCCAGGAACCCAGTGAATGTGGGTGAGGGGCGTTTTGATTCAAACGAGTCGAGCGACTCATTGGTTTTGAGTGCCACGAGTTTGCCGCCGGTGATGCGTTGCAGGCTCGTGGGATCACTGGCTTCAGCTTGTTCAGCCTGCCCACCTTCAATGGCGAAATCGGAATCGTCGCCGAGTTCACCGGACTCGGTTTTGAGCACGCGCGTCACGTCACAGTTGTCCTTCACGGCGTGCTTCTCCAGAGCGAGCAGTTCCATCTCATCGAGGATATGATTGATGGAATGCTGAATGGTCGGCGCATTGCGCACGGCGGTAGCCTGCTCCGGTTCAAACACATGCAGCACACTTTGGGCGGGTAGTTCGCGTGCTGATTGATCCTCAAGCACGCGGTAGGAGATCGGTGCGCCCCAAGCGTCCAGTGTGATGCCATGGAACGACTGCATGGCGGTGTTGCCCTCACCGATGCGGTGCGACTCGATCAATTGCAGCGCGGCAATGCCGAGGCGGCTGCGCGTGAGATGGATGAAGTATTCGCCGTCCACATCCATGCCTCGGCAGACCAGCGACTGCACTTCCTCAAAGCTGAACCGTCCGGTGATTTCACAGCGAGTGGACCAGGCACGGAAGTAGGCTTCCGCCTGGCGATTCCAGCTCACGTCATCTGACTGCGCTTGCGGGCGAATGCCATCCCCCGTGGAATAGATCGCCATGTTGTTGACCATCTCCCGCACGAAGCCTGAATTCTTAGCGAGGTAGCGGGATCGACGCACCAACTCACGGTGAATCTGAGGCGTGAGATCACGCTTGGCATCGCGAGGCGCAGGGCCTGGCACTGTGCCGCGTCGAGGTGAGGCGTTGGCTGATTCATAGACCGAAGACCAGGCCTTTGGCAGCAGGGCTGGCGGCAGCCATTGGGTCGCCCATTGTTGAAGACCGTTCATGGGTGCAGATGGTGAATGAATGAAGTGGTGATCCGGCGACGGCGGCCATAGGTGCCTGGGGCGAGCACGCGCAGCGCATGGCCGCATTCCTCCAGCGTCTCCTTCACGGTCATGGGAAACTGCTTGGTTGCGTTGGACCCGCTGTCGCCCCAACTCATGAGGGTCTTGCCCTCCATGAGCATCTCTTTGGCCTTCGCCTGGATGCGGAGAACCTCTGCGACGGTGAACCCGACAGTGAACAAACCTTGCGCCATGTTCAGGTGTGAGCTGTCAACGCTGCCCGTCCTTCACGTCGTGTTTGATCTCATCAACAGCGAGGCGGATGTAGTTCACGTCCGTTTTGACCACATCAGTGACACGCTCAAGCATGTTAATTTTGACCTCGTGGGATTCGATGCGCTGGCGGTCCTCGTTGCGCAACAGTTCCAGATGGCGAAGCGTGCTGGTGTGTACGCCCCACGCTGTGGCACCAGCAATGACGAGCGACAGGATCTGCACGAGATGCCCGAGACTGATGGTGGAATCAAAACGTGGCTGAGTCATGCACCGATAAGTTTGAGGATGGAGGTAGGCGTGATGAACCCAAGAGTGTTGAACGTGCCGCTGCCCTTGAGGAAGCGGATGCGAGGGGTGATCCAGTCGCCCTCACGTTCTTTAGCGTCTGAACTTGGATCGAGCGAGGTATTGCCCTCGATGGTGGCCATGCTCACACCACGGACGGCGGTGACGATGCCGGCATGACCATTGCTGGTGCTGCCATGACGTGCGAGCCAGATGGAGCCTGGCACGGCACTCTCGGAGAGCAGACTCAGGTTGCGGAAGTTACCCGCGCTGGTGACGCAGTG